GTACCTTCTTTACCTGCTCGTCTCATAATAAGATCAGCGTTATGCCCAACGTCTTTGAGCCATGACTCGAAAAACTTATTCTTGGGCATATACTGGAGTATTGTAGTTACGGATGGGTAGTATACTCCTTCGCTTCTCTTGTAAACTCTCCTATCAAGAAAGTTTATTTGCTTTAACTCTGGATTGAAGTCCAGTCTTTTTTTCTCATTCTGTTTAAGAATGTTCATTCCTTGTTTAATCATAAATCTAATTTGTGTACCATAAGGTTAGATAGGTCTAACTCTTGCGCTTGTTGTACATGTTTAGTGAAAGCTTTAAATCCCATTTCGGAAGGATCTTTGTCTTTCATCTCTATAAGGTAAACTCTTTTACCTTGGTTTAATAATTGTTCGGATATTTGTAGTGCTCTATTTCTTGCATCTGCATCTAAAGCAACGTAGATATCAGAGCATGAGCTTATAAGTAATTTTTTATATAATGCTTTAGCCATGTTTTTACCAAGTAGAGGTATAGCGTTACGTCTTATAGCAATAGCATCAAAGACTCCTTCACAAAGTATTACAGGTGTTTGCCAGTTAATAAGGTTTTCAAAAAAGACTATGTCTTTAGATGCTTCAGGGTTCTTGTACTTAAAGTAGTTTCCATCGTAAGTTCTCGCAATAAAAAAGTTGAGTTGATTGGATTCAGAATAACTTGGAATAATAATTCGTCCTCCATATTCTCCAGATGTGCAGTACCCAATTTGGTATTTAATAAAATCATTGTCGATAAGTCCTCTGTCATATAAGTATTTCTTTACATTATTAGCGATAACGGACGTCTGAGAAGCTTCTGATAATGGTTTATACTCGTCAGGTAGCTTTATAATAGATAGTCCTTTATATTCTATTTGTGTTCCTTTAGGTAAGTATTTAAGTATTTCAGCTGATTGACTTTTAGATGTCTTGAGTTGATAGAGTAAAGACCTTATTGTAGTCCCTTTAGTTTCACATACCCAACATTCCCATGGATTTTTTCCATGTTCGTTAGTAGACATGTTGATTTCTAGCTTGGGTTTCCTGTGATTGCAGAAAGGGCAATGAAACGCAAAGTTGTCTCTAGCTCGTTTGTGGCTTTTGCCCAATATATTTTCAATTGAGCCTAGTAAAAATGTATAGTCCATAGATAGTCCGTAACCTATACATAAAGGTAAGAAAAATTATTCAGACTGCCAACTTATATCTCAGTAAGTTCGTCTATAGCAGATCGAACCGCTTTATTAAGTATATCAGTATTTTCTATGTCAATATACTCGTTTAGCTTTGTTGATATAGTTTCAGACAATAATTTAACGTCTTCCTCAGTCAGACTTAGAGATTTCTTAGTTACTACTTTCGTACTTTCTAAAATAACTTTTGCTAGTTTCATATTTTTAACTTATGTCCATTGCGTCGCTCCAAGATGCATTAATATCTTTGGATTGAAGCTGTTTTACAATTTTATCAAGCACTGATGTGTTTTCCATATCAATACTTTGAGGTAACTGATCTGATATATTGAGAGATCCTAATAGTTTATTAGCATCATCTAAATTTAATTTTCCTAATCTATTTCCTTGAGAATCGTCAACTTTTACAGAGTAAAAATCTCCTTGTTCAATGTATATAATATCTATATTACTGATACGGTCGTTTAACCCTTCAGTTACAGGTCCCCATGGAGCTATCCAATAATCGAATATGATATCTTTTAATTTCATTTTCTAACAATCGCAGCAGTCACAGTTACATGAAGTTCCGCAGCTACATACTTTACAGTTACATTTCATAGTTTATATACTTTTACTTTGAGATTACCAGAACCTTTTATAAGGCGGTGATAGGTCTCTTTTGGTATAAATAGTTTGTTTTCTGATAATACTTGAGGTATTTGGTTGTCTAGTTGGAACTCCCAGTCTGTTTTACCTATGGCTTGAACATACCTATCTTCTTTATCTCTATGCCATACTAATTCAAATGATGAAGTACTACTAGAGAACTCTCTTATAACATAACCTTCTTCTGTAATTTCAGAGTAAGGTCTACCAGTATCCTGAGAAGTTTGATGATCCACCTAATGATTTCCAATAACGGCCTATATTACAAGACCAATAACCTGCTTTTGTTTTATCTTTTTTAGTAGCACATTTATGACGTGCTGCAAATGATGCTCTTGCACCTTTCTTTTTAAACTTAACTGAAAGGCCAGTATCTCCAAAAGATACTTTTTTTACATTTCCTTTCTTTGACTTAACGTAGACGTAGAATTTTTTACTTCCACCTCTTTTAGGTTTGTTAAGAGCAACCTTTTTACCTCTGTATTCAGCTTCGGGTATGTAATCAACTGACGCTTTAAGCATTTCAAAACCATTATAGTCGAAACTTTCGTTTTGTATTGAAACTGCTTTTCTTAATTTGTCCATGTTTATGTTACCCCCTATTGACTCTACTAGTTCTTTGATCATATCAAAGTCTATCATCTCGTCTATAGAAGCTGCTTCGTCGATTAGGTCTTCATTTTCGATCATTTCATCGATAACGTTACCTATTTCGAACAGAGGATTGTAATTAGAAGATACCATTGGTAAGTCTAATGGTACTTTAAGTCCATTATAGTCACCGTACTCTCCTATATCTGTTGTTTCTAAAAGCTCTCTATCTACTTCATCCAACTCGATAGCTCCGTCTCTAAGAGCTTCTCTCGCTTCAGCAAATAAACTTATAAAGCTATCACTAGAATAACGGTAGACATGCTCATGTAAAGAGAGTCCTTTGTGAATATGATACTGTAGTGATGGATATCCTATAATGTCTTTTAGTTTAATCATAATTATTTCATTTCTGGATGAAAGAGTAGTTTAATTACTTTAGCATCTTTTGAGACTAACTTACCGTCTATCTCTACTTCGATAGGGTATGGCTTAAATTCATCAGCCCAATATGCTATAGTATAACTCTTATCCTTATTGTTAGTTACTAACAGTCCTCTATTGTACTTATCTTCTTCAGCTTGAAGAACCATCTGTTTGTCGATAGGAAGAATTACATCGCCTAGTAACTTTACATTACCTTCCTCGTAACCTTCTCCGTGGCCGTCTTCTTTAAGTAAAATATCTGTTAACTTCATAAGTTAAAATCTTTTCTATAAAATTTACCTAGAATATTATCATTAATATAATTATTTCTAGAGTCTAGTACTTCATTTATAAATAGGTGCTTACATTCAAAATATGTTAGCTGCTTCTTATTAGGTACATACTGTAGTATTTTTTTAGAAAAAGCAGTTGGGCCATCAATTTTTAATAATTCTTTTATTTTAAGATGAGAACCAAAATAAGATATCCAATCTGATTCTGTTATTATTTTTTGTTTAGCTGGAGGTCTTCCTCCAATTCCTTTTGCTTTTCTTTCTAATCTTAAAGCCTCTAGAGCTCTTTTACCTAATCTTTTATTTCTTTCAAAAAACAAAACTTTTTTTCCAATATACTTTTGTTTAGTACTTAGGTGAGTTACTTCGTAAATAAATCCATAAGTTCCTTCTGGCATATCGGATATTTCGGTAACTAATTTACCGTCGTAAGTCCAAATTGGTTCTGTCATAATTTAAATATCTAATTTAACTTGTATAGCTAATTCTGTATTAGATGGTTTGGTCAGAGGTTGACCAAGTTTGCAAACAGCTATTAATTCTTGAGCATCATTATAAAGCCCTACTGATGTAATATACGGATTAAAATTCGAACCAGAAACATTATCTTTAAGAATATTATTTGATCCTGTTAAAGCTGTTTTATTTTGTGTGTGGTTGAATTCGTAATCAGAAATTTTACAGTGATAGTTGTATGTGTATATGGGTTGGTTAGATTTAAATTCTATTGAGTCTGCCTTCTTACTATTGAAATGAGATACAACATCGCTATTTGTAAGTACTGCTATACCGTGTGAGTAGAATATATTTCCAACATTAGTGTTATAGTTAGATGCAGATAACACTAGATCTCCTTCGCCGTTATCTATAATAGGTAGACGGCCTCCAAAGTAAGTT